GAGGACCTCAAGGACGCCTGGTGCGTTGTGACCAGTTGTTCTATCGCGGCTGTGGAGGCCATGTGTGAAGGTGTCCCAGTGTTCTGTCACGAGAAGAGTTTCGCAACGGCCGTGGCGGGAACGGAGTTGGCAGACATAGAGAATCCGTACTATGGTGGACCAGAACCGTGGCTGTATAGCCTTGCATATCAGCAGTTCACACCAGAAGAATTTGAGAACGGTGTGGCCATTGAAACATTAATGGACAAAGGTTTATTATGAAGATAGAAAAAGTTAATGGATTCTGGGTGCCCAGTAACGATGTTCATTTGAATGATTGGAAACAAGGTAAACCATTTACCCAAAACAAATGTCTTTTAAAATTTCTTGATTACTGTAAAATACAGAACAAAAAGTTTAAAACTGTAATAGACGTGGGGGCATGGTGCGGAACGTGGGCGAAGGCCATGGAGCCGTTTACAAAAAAGGTAATCGCGTTTGAACCGGATAGAATACATTTCAAGTGCCTGCAGAGAAACTGCACAATCAATTGTGATGCAAGGAACGAAGCAGTTGGTTCTGAGATAAAAACCATTTCATTGACCGTAGACAATTTTACACAGGCCAAAAGGGTAAACACTGCGGGAAACATAAGGATGGTTACATTAGATAGTTACAATTATGAAAATGTGAACATGATAAAGATAGATGTAGAAGGATATGAGATGGAAGTACTTAAAGGTGCTGAAAAGACTTTAGAAAACGTACAATATCTCATGATCGAACTGAACAACAATACAAAAAAGTATGGTAGCAGTAACGCTGATGTTGAAACATATCTTAAAGGGTTAGGTTTCAAGGTACTAATGGAACACTGGCCGGATAAAGTTTTCTTTCGTGCCTAAAACAAATTAAATATCTTAAATGAAAATCTTTATAACAGGCGTCGCAGGATTCTTGGGTTCACACCTGGCAGATTTAATGCTGTCACAAGGACACATAGTTGCAGGTAACGACAACATGATTGGCGGGTATACAGACAATGTGCCACAGGATGTCCAATTTTACCAAGTGGACTGCTGTGATCTAGAAAATCTTACAAAAGCAATGGAAGGGTGTGACATAGTGTATCACACTGCCGCCACAGCATACGAGGGACTTTCCGTATTTTCACCAGTGCTTGTAACCAAAAATATTTTTGAGGCAAGCGTAACAACAATAACAGCGGCCATACGTAATAAAGTCAAAAGGATTGTTTACTGCTCAAGCATGGCAAGATATGGACATCATGACGATGTCCCTTACAAGGAAACTTACCAGTGCAGGCCACAGGATCCATATGGTATTGCCAAAAAGGCTGGCGAGGATGTGCTGAAAAATCTTTGTGAGACCCATGGTGTGGAATATGTGATTGCTGTTCCACATAATATCGTAGGCCCTAGACAGAAATACGACGATCCATTTAGGAATGTCATGTCCATCATGTTGAACAGGATGCTACAGGGAAAGCAACCTATTGTTTACGGTGACGGCGAACAAAAAAGATGTTTTAGTTACATAGATGATTGCCTCTATTGTCTAAACGCATTGGCGTTTCAAAACAACGTTGTTGGTGAAGTAATCAATATAGGACCCGACGAAGAACCGGTAACCATTAATGAATTGGCTGAAGCATGTGCAAATGAAACTGGAGTTAACCTCGAGCCAATACATCACAAGGACAGGCCCATGGAAGTGAAACTAGCAATCTGTAGTTCAGACAAAGCAAGGAAATTGTTAGGATACAAAACGACAACAAACATGAGACAGGCAGTGAAGAAAACAGCAGAATACATCAGGACCCGCGGCACTAAAAAATTTCAATATCATTTGCCATTGGAAATTATTAATGAACATACTCCGGAAACCTGGAAAAACAAATTGATATGATTTCTTTCTGTTGTCCGTCCAGGGGTAGGCCCGAACTGGCAAAAAGATTAATAGATACTGCTACCTCAACACAGAAAGGTGAAACAGAATTTCTTTTTTATCTCAACGACGATGATTCAAAATTAGATCAATACCGAGATTTGCTCGACGAAAAACACTACACTGTGGGTCCAAACCAATCAACATGTTTTAGTTGGAATCTGTTATGTGAGAAGGCAAAAAACGATGTCGTCATGCTGATGGGTGACGATGTGCAGGTAAAAACACAGAATTGGGATCAAATTATCATGGATCAATTCAATAGATATCAAGATAAAATTTTAATGGTTGTTCCTAGTGATGGGAGAAAAAAGGGGAATAAAAATTTAAGTGATAAATCTAAGTTATGGGGTGATGATCCCTTACCAGCGGCTCACTTTGCCGTGCATAAGAATTGGACCAACACTCTCGGTTATCTAGCACCACCGTTTTTTTGGCACTGGTACGTTGATTCTTATACGCAAAAGGTTGCTAGGAAATTGAATAGATGTCTGTATTTGCCCACGGTGGAGTTCAAAGCAAAAAAAATTTTGAATGACAATGCTGGTAAACAGATAAGACAAAATCTCAATATAGCCCAAAGGGATCAATATGTATGGGGCAAGGTCAGAGAAAGACACTTGAATGCTGATGTGGATACATTAAGATCTTTTATTGAATCTTTCTAATATATTGGACCAAGTGGTTTCTTTTATGTCAATCTGTAAAAACGGTCTACGAAAGTATTCGTCTGTCTTTTCTAACACTTTTATATCCTTTGACTTTGTTATCAGGAACGTATTGGGCAAGTACTTTAAGTGCTTTCCTGCTAATATAATATCTTCACCGCCACTACGATCGTTTCTTTCCTTAAAGAACCATAAGCAGATGATTTCTTTCTTCGTGTTTATTTCTCTGATATCGTCGTGGAATTGGAAACCTACTTTGTACTTCCTGTCGAACTCTTGCCAAACAGTGTGTGTGAAATTGTTTTGATTCTCGTATAGTTTGTCATAATCTTTTATGTCGTATATTGTGGAAGCGTATACATGTTCTACAGGCTCCTTGAAGAAATGATTTGGTTTAATTTTCTCCCAATTCATTATGCTGAAAATAAATTGATTACTTCCTTTTTCCAGTCATCCGCGTATTCGCAGTCACGATATCCATCGAACCATGGTCCACCTTCCGTGTAGTGCAGTATTTTTGGTACACCGTCTTTTGGCTCTTTGTACCAACCCACCAACCAATTGTACTCGTGCGGCAGTGAACCTATCTCTGAATCTTCCAGCCATGAAAACCTGTGCAGAAACTTTGGTGTTTGCTTGTTTAGGAACTCTGGGGTCAGTATCTTGTTCTTCTCATGGGCGCAGTTCCATAACACCATGCTTGACCAGTTCTTCCTGGGATAGGCAGTTTGTAGTTGCCCGTCCATCTTGATGGATCCGTCCTCGGGTGTGTAGTCATGTTGTACACATACAACCGCTTTTGAATCATCACAATATCGTTCTAGTTCTTTGGCAGGCACTTTCCAAACAAAATCACAATCACAGAACACCGCCCAGCCTTTGAAGTTGTTTAGGTAAGGTACGAAAAATCTTGTAAAGGTGAATTCTGTTGATGCGAGTTTATCCACGTCTCTGGTGTAGATACCTTGGGCTCTCATTTCGTTTTGTTTCAGGGGTTCGACTATTGCTTCTTGGTCTCTGCGTTTGATCGAATGCTCACACACTTGGTATGCGATGTCCTCCCTAGAATCCCAACCTACATAAACTTTCATTTTTTTCCAGATAATATTTCGTGTATTTGTTTCCAATTATTTACACGTGTGATGTCTGGGTGTTCAAAATCTCTGTTGTATTCGTGATTGATTAATATGGGCTTTAAACCGTATTTGAGCCCGGCTACAGCGTTGTGAGGCTTGTCCTCTACCCAATACAGTCCGGTACCATGAAATTCGGCTAAGGCACTGTCTTTGTCGGCCCCTGTGCCCAAGATGTGATAATTTGTGAACACGTGATCCCCAAACAGTTCTCCCAGTCTTTTCTTACGTAACTGTTGTGCTGGTATGTCTGATGTCTGAGATGTTATGGGTATGAATGTCCACCCCTCAGCGGCCAACAACTTGACCCAGGTCTGTGATTCCTCCATGGGTCTCTGTGTGCCCATCCAAGCACTCCTGTTGAACTCTCTGATTAGTGCTCTGATCTCATTTTTACTGACACCAAACCTATTGGCCATCTCGTACTCGTCCTGTTTGTTGGGTAACAATTTATGAGGATAGTATCGATTGCCGTGTTCGTCAAAATAAGATTTCTGTAACATCCACTTGGTGAAGTGGTGTTCCCATTCCAGCAGTACCCCGTCTACGTCTGTGAGTATGATTCTATTTGATGTCGGCATCTTCCATTCCCGCCACACGTAGTTTGACGATGTTGGTTATCTGCCATTGCTTCTGGTCCAGTCCTTTGGTTATGCCCAGCCATTGGTTACGCAACAGTGCGAAGTCGTTCACTATCTTTGTGAGATCCACTACATCATCTTCTCCATCCACGTACTTCTCTGCGTCTCTGCTGGACAGTGCCCGATTATAGTTCTCTAGGAATTTGCGGAATGTTTTTGATCTTAATCTTCTCAGTTCTATGTTTAGGTATTCCAGAATCGCCTCCAACTGTTGTAGTTGGCTGAATCTTTCTTCGACTATTCCCGGTAGTGATGCTGATGCTCGTTCAAGGTTTCCATAGATCTTGCACTGTTTTCTGGCTTCTAGAAGTTCTTGGTCAAAGTATGCCACGCAATCTGGTATCTTTGCCAGACTTCTGCTTACTTCACTGTACCAGTTGATCATTCGTCCTCGCTGTATTCTTCTTCCTCGTCCTCTTCTTCAAACACCGTGTTGATCGCTTCCTCGAGTTTGGGATCATATTCCGCCGATGCTTTTATCTCATCAACTTCAATGCCAATGTCTTCAAGACTCTTTATGAAGTCTATGGCCGCGTCCAGTTTAGATCTCTCAGGGACGTAGTGTGTGATCGAGTTCCATAGTCTCTCAATGTCTTCGTGTGTGAAATCAATCATTATTCTTCAGTTTCCTCTTCTTTGGTTTCGGTTTTCTTTGCTTTTGATTTTGGTGCTTCTTCAACGTTTTCTGTTTTTACTTCAGTGCTTTCTTTGAAGTTTGCCATTATCATATCTAATTTATCACCGGTCCATGCTTTCCTGAAGTCAATGTGTTCCTTGCCCTGTGGATCAACATATTTCAGTCTGTTTCCGGTCTGTACTAGTATGCCTTTCTTCTCGAATAGGTCAACCAGTCCGCTGTAGGGATCCATTCCTGTATCATATGGGATCTTGACCTGTACGCCTTCGAAAGGTTTGGCATACCTGGTCTTCATGACTTTACAGGCCGCCCTGATACCCCTTACTTCTGATATCTTGTTGCCTTTCTCGTCTTCCTTGAGCTTCAGTTTCTTCATCGCTATAACGATTGAACTGGCATATATGAATCCCTGTCCACCTGATATCTTGTCATCTGGATCGAACATGTCCTGTGATGCGTATGTGTGGTTTGTGGCTATCAAGCCAACATTCCAACTACCAAACATGTTCACACAGTTCCTCACCAGTGCTGTCAGTGCCTTGGGTTTCCTACCTAGATCACCTTTCATGTCTCCTGCTTCAAATTGATTTACATCAGTTGGTGTCAACATCATGCCCAAACTGTCTATTACGAAAAGAACCTTTGGCGCACCTTCCTTGTTGTCTGCGTGTTGTTCCTTGTAGCCTTTCATGAACTCTGATATGGTCTTTGCCACGTCGTCTACCATTGACATGCTTAATTTCAGGAGTTTTTCTTCTGACGTGTCAACACCCAGTGCCTGTAGCCATGTCTCGTCCAGTGCGTTCTCTGTGTCGATCAAGATCACGAATATGCCCTGTGCCTGAGCGTTCTTGATTATGTTTCCTGATGCTATGTATGATTTACCCGCGCCTGATTCTCCCGCGAGCACAGTCACTTTACCTAGTGGTATCCCTTTGTTGAAATCACTGGTCATTAAATAGTTAAGGGCGTAATTCCCGGTTGAGATCCAGTCTGTTGGATCACTGAATCCTATGCCTAACCCCTGTATTGATTTTGTAATGCTTTTCCTAAATTTTGTTGCGTCAAACACTTTTGTCATTGTTATCGTCCTATAGTAAGATCCAAATTATCACCAA